GTTACTTGGTCAAATACTGTTCTGTCGAATGCAGTGGCTTCAACTCTTACTATTTTATTACCAGTATTAAAACTTGATAGAGTAAATGTGGGATTTGTTTGCCCTGATATAGTAGTAAAAGTGGCTCCATTATCTGTTGAAACTTTCCAAACATATACAGGACTAGTACCTAGATTAAATGCGGAAGCTGTAAAAGTCACAGAAGATGGTACTACTACACCAGTATTTTTAGTTATACTAAATACTTGTCCTGTCGAAGTTAATATTACGTTTGAACCAGGGTTACCGTCTGTTGATTTATTTAAACTTAAAGTTTTTGATAATGTTACACCATTAACAGTTGCACTAAATACTGCTTCTGCAAATGCTGTGTTTAGACTGTTGATAGAAATTAATCCAGATGGGCTAATAGTGGCAGCGCCTGCATCTCCTCCGTTATAGCTTACTTTTGAAAATATTGCTTGAGGATTGGTTGTATTGTCTAATACTGTAGCACCTAAAAGTGCATATAGTTTAGATGTAAAAGGAAACTGTCCCTCTATTGGTGTGCCTGTACTATCACAACTAATTGTTTGATTTTCGTTAGATAATCCAACTACAAAAGCATCATCTCCTTGTTTAATACTATAAATACTAATACTATCAAATGCGCTATATATATCTTCTGAAGCAGTAACTGTAACTATTTTTGTAGAGCCTGAAGGAAAGCTGTTTAATATAAAAGTATTTCCACTAGCTACACCCACAGCAGTACTTGGAGCAACCCCGTCTACCAGCCAAGTATATGTTGGATCAACAAAATTACTTTGTGTAGCTGTAAAAACTATAGTTGACGGAGTAATACTATCACTATTTTTTTCAGTAATAAATGATTGAGCAGTTGAAGTAAGGTTAACAACTCTTGAAGAAGCTCCTGCAACACCTTCTTTTGATTTAGCAAAACTCTGTGTAGTAATAATATCTAAAGTTACGCCTGTAGTTGTAATTACACGTATAGTATAGTCAATAGTTGCAACGTTTGAAGTCATTGCAGAGTGTGTGTCATAGTAAATATAATTTGTACTAACTTGGGGGGTACTATCAGCAGTAATACCAAGTGCATTAGTAGAAACTATTCGCCAAGTACCATTTGCAAAAGGACTGCTATTATCAACAGGTAAATATACAGACCCTTGCAGAACTTTAATAATAGTGCCACTGCCAATGTAACTAGATGTTACTGTACTGCCGTCGTTATTTGCAGGTATTGTATGGGACTCATTACTAGAAACTACTGTTATCTGCTCAGTACCGTCGTTGGTTCTAAAAATACTTATAACATCAGTGGTTGTTCCTAATGTTGCAGTAATTCTTGCTGTACCTATAGTGACGCCTTTTGAATCAAAATTTGCTGCTGTAATAGTAATAGAGTTATTGTTTTGAGTAAAAGGAACTGCTCCAAGAGAAGCTCCTGACCGAGTAAATCCTGTTACAGTAAATGTAGGAGTACCAGTAATATTTGTTAAATTAGCTGTTACAGTAATTGCAGAACTTACAGACGTAGCTGCATACTGATCCTTATAGGCAAATTGATTTGCAGTAGCTGTTAATTTAAGTAAGGGTGCGGTTTGTCCAGCTCTAGCCTTATACACATTCCACACTATTTCTAACGTTACTCCTCCGTAGGTGGCAGTAAAAGTAGTGTTTCCTGAAGTTGCTGTACCGGAAATTCCTCCACAAGAATAAACACCTGTAGTTGGGTTTATTACTACACCGGTAAGATTTGTAGTGCTATCAGGCTTAATTCCGTATATTGGACCATTACCTGTTACATCAGTAATACCGCTGCTTACTTTAAATATACCAGTAGCATTAGAAAAATCTCCCCCAGTACCATCTGTTTCAGTTGAAATAGGGACGGGATCAGCAGTTAGATAACCAGATACAGTAGTACTGTCTGAAAGTACTGTAGCAGATAATTGATCTGAGACTGTATAGGATCCTGGTCCCGAGGGACCTACTGGGTCTACTTCATCGTCATCAATTAAACTAATAAAAGCATATTTTACGTAGTATGTTGTACTAGGAACTAAACCAGTAATAGTTACAGATAGAGTATTACCAGAAGGCACAAGTGTGCCTTCACCATTGTTGGGATTAAATCCACTTGTGGTAGAATACCATACTTTTAAGTATGCTACATCGTCCCTAACGTCTGTGGTTCTAATAGTATCATATGGTTTGTCTAATACTAATTGTAATGATCTTACGCCTGGGTATAAATGTGCCGCCATGCTTATCCTTTAAGTAATAGTTTTGACAACTATTGTTCCTAGAGTACTTTCAGTACTATAATTACCTTGTTTATCTAACGCTCTGCAAGCAACTCTATAAGTAACTCCAGCCGCTGAAAGTCTAGGTCTTGGTTGTTCACGAAGATTAAACCTAGCTTCTCCATTATTTTTAATAACTTTAATATTGTTTGTTGCCAAGTCTAACTCCCAAAAATCTTCTGATCCAGTATCTTTAAATAATCTATACTCGTATGTATAAAAATCAGCTGTTTGTAGCGCTGTGTTTGGTTTTACAACAACAAAAGTACCTTCTAAATCTATATTTAATAAAGGTGCTGCAGATCCAGTCTGTGTTTTTCCATCATTTAAGAAAGTAAAAGTATCAGACCAAGGCCCGGCTATGTTACCAGTTGCATCTAAATATCTGGCTCTTATTTTATATACTACATCGGAAGTTAGTCCGGTAAATGTAAATCCGCTAGTTTCTTTGTTTACAATGTATACAGTGTTAGGGCTAGTATCGTTAAATAATATTTCGCTTATAACTATATCAAATTGTACTCTTACTGCTACTGCAGGTAAGTTTGGCGGATTTGAAAAAGAAGCAATAGCAATATTCTGGTAGTTACCTACAGATATTTGTTCGGATAACGGGCTTGTACTATTAACATTATTAATAATTGGAGATAGTGTAATAGAATTTTTTACCAAATCAGTATTAACACTACTAATATTAGCATTAAATACTAATAAGCCGCTTAAATCATCAGTATATATTTGCGGAGAATAATCTGCTAATGTTAGTTTTGCGCTATAATTAGTACTAGGCTCTACTGCTATAACAACGCACTCTTGCATTATTTTGTTAACTTCACCTAACATAAATAAATTATCTACTTCAATATTATCACTAGCAATAATAGCTGTGGTTAAAGTAACGGTACTTGTATAACCTGTTGAAGTAACAGCATTGATTGCTTTTGTTACGCTACCAGTACCAGAAGTACTTAAATTATTAGTTCTAATTAGAATATTATAAGATTTACCCGTTTCTAGATAAATTTCTTCTGTAAGTGTTAGAATATTTCCAGTTATGGATTTTATTCTTCCACTACCAGTTCCCCACCGTGGCACGTCGTGAGTGACTCTTACTAAGTCTCCACGAGTACAAACTAATTGTTCAAAATCTACATTTAAACTATAGGTCTCTGGGCGTAGTTTGATTTGTGCAAAATGCCATCTTGCTAGTCGTATAGCTTGATCTGCGTTTGTTATTCCTGGAAGAGAAAGTTGCTCAAATAATTCTGCTGCTTTTTTACCGCCGCCTGCTGTTGCGGCATATCCATAGTTATATATAATTAGTTCATTGGCTTGATAAGCTAATGCTTCGTCTGGAATAGTAACTCTAAATGCGTGCGGAAGTATAGGTAGATTTTTAGTTGACTCAAACCCCCAACTATTGTGTGGAGTAAAGTGTTGTGTAGTATAAGCTCTGGGTTGGTCTATTACAACTCCCCATTTTCCGTCTACGTAAGTAGGGCTAGCTAAACCTGCTGCACAAATATCTCGCAACGTGTCCATTATGCTCTGTGTACTGGTTAATACGCTATTATACGTATATTTTGGACAGTATACTGCAGTACCTGTTCCACTACCAACTCCAGTAGCGTAAAATCCTTCGCCAATATTATTCGATCCAGCGCCAATACTAGTCCAGTTAGTAGTACCAGGTGTTTTAATTGTGTAGTATCTACCTACTACAAAACTGCCTGCAGTAACTGTTGTTGGAATAGGATTACAAAAATTATGCCAAGCAGTTAGACTTGTTAAGTCAAGTTGCGATATTTTAGTTACTCTAAAAGCATTAGCTGGATGGGTTAATACATATATAAATAAACTTGCTGGATTGTTGGTAGGGCGTTTTGGCCCTGTCCACGAGCCTGTAGTTCTGTTGTAGTCCCAAGTAATTGTCTGTACTAAAGCATTTAGTCCATCTACTGTACCATTAACTTTATTAGTACTTTGTATTCTTACGGCTGTTTTAGCTAAAAAACATCCTGGGGGATTAACCATAGGACTAGCTTTACTATCGTAACTACTTACATTACTTAATATTGCTTTATGATACTTACGATAATCTGTTTCGTCTTCTGTTTCATCCCTGTTTAAACGCTTAACTCTTATCTGGTATCTGCCGCGAGGTAAGTTCTCTAAAGAATGTACGTAATTAAACGCATCTTTTCTATTTTGAAAAAAGCCTGAAGTGCCAAGAGTAAGTATAGTATTTCCAGATGCACGTATATTTAAACCACTGTTTGCAGTAAATCCGATAGCAACACCTATAGCAGCTAATCCACCTTGACTGTTTCTGCCTACTATAACTATTGTATGTGGACCTTTAGTAAGTTTAATCGAACTTTCTACGTAACTATTGTATCCACCTTTGGGTAGAATTGCAACTTTAGTACCGTCAATATATACTTCACCCTCATCGTCAGCAGATGCTTGAACTGTGTAATATCCGGTATAAGGAAAATTTACATTTGATTCAGTATGAGTCCATTCGATAAGACTACTATTACTGGACCAAACGGACGTATTTTTTAATAAATTGCACCAGTTTCCGTAACTTCCAGGTATGACTACAGTAGATCCAATAGTACTTATCTGTCTTGTTGTCCAAATTGTTTCTGGTGTTCCTGGGGCTACAGTTGTAGCGGTTTCAGAGTATAGCTTACCGGCTTTGATACTTATTTTTTTAGTAGCAGAAGTTGTCCAACCACTGTCCCCGTTCATAGATTCGGAAACGGGAACTATTGTTTGTGTTAACCCTGTAACACCACTATATGTGGCAACATGATCAGTCAAAACCGTAGCATTTCCAGTACTATCTTGATACACTGTATATAATTTTAAATATCCAATAGGTATTTCTGGTAAATAGTCCCAGTCTTTGTCTATGCCCAACAAATAACTATAGCTAGTGCCATTATATTTGTCCTGAAGCCATGTGCTAGCATTAGCTCCTAATATATCTGTAACTGCTCCGTCAAACCTTGCAATACCTCCATTAGGACTTAAACAAAAAATGCTATATCTATATAAAGTAGTTCCAGATTCTGAATCTGGATCTGCTGGAGTAGTTAGTATGGCTGTATAAGCTTCAGCGTCTAAAGTACCTGCATCGGCATTGCCGTTTTTATATATGCCTAAAGACGTATTGGTATTTGTTGTATCCCAGGGTAGTGTACTATAAGGTCTAGTTTGAATTTCTAATTGGCAAGTAGTTGCAGCCGCTTTTCCATCTTTGACATTAATTTTACGCATTCCCTCAGGAAAAGTAAATGCAATATCTATAGCATCGGCATCTTGAGCTAGAGTTACTTCAGTCCATGCATTACCATCAGTAATGTTATTTACTAATTCTACATTCTTAAATTGCTGCTCAACATCACGACCATATAGGTTATCAAAAGCAGCAGTAGACTCGCCTTGAATACCTTGCAATGTGACTGGACGTGGAACTGTAGAAGGCATTCCATCGTAATAGCTATCAATCGAATTTCCGCCAATACAAATATCACTAATATCAAGCGGGCCAAATCCCCATACAACCGCAGTATTTAAAATACTGGTATCTGTTAATGATTCTACATAAGGTGTTGCTCCAAGCATACCAGTAAAACGTACTTTACCTAATACTACCGGGATTGCTCCGAACTTATTAGCTTGGTTACTGGATCCTGTAAATAAATTAAGTGCAGCGGCACTACCTGGGTCATTGGTGCTTGGCTGACGAACTGGAGCAATAGCATTAACCAATGCCATACCAGCCATATTAATAGCCATTTGACCTACGGCAAGTTGTGTAGCTGCACTAGTTCCTGCTGGCGTTAACATAGATCCGACTTGCGGACCAAAATTAAGGGCAACAACGATAACGGCTACAATTAAAAGTAGTCGTCGTGTAGAGCTGCCTTCAGCAATGCTTTTATATGATACTTGTTGATCTTTGCGTAATACAGTAGTAGCCCAGTCTTTTTGTGGAACTACTATTCCATCAATTACAATTACAATTTTATCAGCAAGCGTTTTGCTTACTTGATATTTATTGTGTACAAAATCAACTAAATTTTGTACTGTAGTACCTTCTACAGTCCAATCTAAATTAGTACTCATTCTTAAGGGATGAGGTGCCCCTACAACTGCTACTTGAGCTTGTGTTGTATATTTATAAAATCCTTGGAAGCGATTCTTCCATTTAATATTATCTAGGGATTCAATTACTGAATCCATGCCTTCGCGGCTGTGTAAAAACTTATTTTCGCCTATGTATATACCCACGTGAGTAGGCTCGCCCATAATATTAAAAAGACACAAGTCTCCAATATTAGGCGTATTTAGCTGTTTCCAATTATCTATATGTGCGTTAACAACAGAAATGATGGCAGGATCTTGCCCACCATCATATTCGTCAGTATAGCTTGGTAGATCAATATTGAACTGGTCTTTATAAAATAAACGAGCTAATCCCCAGCAGTCTACACCAGCTTCAGTTCTGCCATTTTCAAGATAAGGTAATCCGATATATTTATCATAATTCATTAGAATAATCCTGGAAAATAACTGGGTGTAAAATTAAAGCTTGGGAAGGGTTCTTTGTTATAACTAACCATGCTTAAATTTAAAGTAATAGCTTCGGCATTGTATGTAACATTATTTATGTAGAATTCAGAAAAACTAGCTTCTACATAGTTAGGTGTTCCAGATAATACTAATTCTATTAAAACCTTAGTTTGAGAAAACAAATGTGCTCTAATAAGCTCAATAGCTTCTGGAGTTACATAGTTTAATGTAATAGAACACTCGCCAACACCTGTTTCTTGCTCTGAAGGCAAGTTAAGCTGCATTGGTAGAAACACAAACTCATTGCTACGGCTAGTAACTCCGTATATTACTTCTGCATCTGTAGTAGCAGAAAGTCTGCCAGTGTAACCATCGGCTAATCTAACGGGTGTAGTAGCTGCTGCAGGATCTGTCGATCCATTAGGGTCAAAAATAGTAAATAACATAATAAGCTGCTGATCCGTCTCAGACGAGAACATAGCTTTAATGGCTGCAGAAGATAATGTATTAATTCGACTCATGGTAGTATTTCAAACTTTAAAGAGGTTTTCCAATAACCTGGTGCTAGATATTCTAGTCCGTAGAACTCTCCCTCGCTCTGAGGAACTATTCGGGCCTCAACTGCGGCAAGAGTTCTAGGGTGTGGAAAACTAAATCGTTTAACGCCTAGTAGATCGTTTTTAATAAAAGTGTCTAATGTATTAGTTTGGGCGGTTGTTAGGATAAAGGAAAGATCCATTGTATCAGGACGCTTTCCTCTGTTTCTCATTTTTGCAGGTCCAGCATCCATTGGAGAACGTATAATGTTTTGTCCAATGGATTCCTTAAAACCTTTTTGAGGCGATTGTGGTAAACCCGTAGGCCAGATTGGTATTGCCATATTTATCTCCTTGCAACAGATGGTTTATTACCATAGTTGCTTGATAGGGATTGTTGAACAGAACTTCCAGGGCGTGAAAGTTCACTAGCAACCATATCTCCCACGATTACTTCAATTCTACGATTACCACGTGAATCAGTAGTTTCCTTAGTTGTGGCTTTTTCGTTTCCGTAGTTATTAACAACTACATCTACATTACCACCACTGCCGCCAGGTCCACGAACTCCAAGATTACCGTTGCTGTCACGTTTTAGGGGCATGATGGCTTCTGGTCCTGCTTCGCCCATTAATCCAGTACCTTGTGCAAATTTAAATAATGTAGGTTGTGATACTACAGAATTTGTAAACATTCCGCCTTTGGCAAAAGTTTTAAGTCCTGTGTCGTATGCACCGCCCTTAGCCTGAACTAAAAGATTGTTTCCAACATTAATACCGTCAGGGCTTGCACCCATTCCACTTGCTCCACCAAAACCTATAAATTTCATTAATCCGCTTAATCCACCCGCTGCAGTAAATAATGAAGACATTTGTGCACGTAATTCAAATCGGATTAATTCCACTATCATTGAATCTACTAGTGATTTAAAATCAAGTTTACCAGTTCTAGCAAAATCAGCTAAAGCGTCTGCCATACTTTGGAAGCTACCTTCCACAATCTTAGAAAAACCAGTCATTTTATTGCCCAATTTCTCATTTAAATCAATGGCGTTTAGTTTTTGTTTGTTAGTAGCGTCTAACGCTGCGCTCTGTCCGTCTATAGCCCTAGTCATATTATTTACTGCTTCGTAGTCTCCTGCTAAAGCAGAATCACCACTGGCTTCAATTTCTAAGATCTTTTGTTCTAGTAAAGTTTTCTTAGCTATATCTTTATCTATGTTGGCTTGTTCTTGTGCAGTTTCTCTCGCTACCCTACCTCTGTCTATGTTTGCTTTTTCTTTTACAGCGTCAAAACCGGTTACTAAACCTAATTCTTTTCTATAGTTTAGTTCGTCTTCAGCTTGTTGGCTTTGTGCGTCTGCCGCTGTTTTTCTAAACCCGGCTAATTTTTGCTCTAAGTCAAAACGAGCTTCTACCAGTTTTAAAGCATCTTGTAGACCTTTGTTATCTTTTTCTTTTTCTTGTCGCGCTGTGACTAAAGCTAAATTTGTCTGCTGTAAAGCTATGCTCTTAGAGTTATCTTTAGTAGTATCGGACTGAAGAAGTTTTATATCTTCTTCTATCTTCTTACGCTCTAATGTAAATTTGTTCTCTAACTTCTCATTCTCAAGTCTTGTAGTTGCTAAAACATTTTGCTCTGACGAAAATCCAATTAAACTACTTACTATACCTAATCTAGCTATATCTTGATCAGTTAATGCCTCGTTTAAAGCATTAAGTTTAATTGCGGTATCTAGTTCAGCTGCTTTAATTTTAACTCTATCTGAAAATGCTTTATTGTCTTTTTCGATTTTTTGTCTGTCTTTGACTAATGTTAGTAGTCCTTCCTGAACTTTAGCTTCTTCATTACCTTTAACAGTATTGAGAGCTTTAGCATTACTGATAGCTGTCTCGTATCCTTGGCGCTCTTGTAGCTGTTTATTATTTAGAATCTTATCTTCTAAATCAGCTCTTTCTCGGACTCGCTGAGCTCCGTTAAGAGCATCAATACTAGCTAAAATATCTATTCTGGCGGATAGTTGTTGATTTATATCGCTTTCAAGATTACGCTGTTTATTTAAATCTTCTAATTTACCTAAAGCTTCTGCACGTGCTCCCTCAATACTGGCGGCTTTTTGCTTTCCGCCTATTTCTATTCCAGTAGCTCTTTGTTGTGCAATTTGTCTTTTAAATGGAATTAATGCTTGTTGTATATATTTATCTACTTGGGTATTACCAGTTAGTATCTTGTCCAAATCTTCAGGCTTCATTCTACCTACAGAAACTTCTGATACTGCATTCTTAAATATTTTAGAAGCAGTTAAAGCAGCGCCTGCCTCACTTCTTACTTCTCTAGGCGCTCCTGATTTATTAGCCATTGCATCTGCTTGTAAAGCATTACTTTCAGCCATTGTTGCTGTTAACAATGTATTGCTAGCTATTAAGTCAATAGTAGACTTAACTTGATCCATTTGAAGCTTTAATTCTTGTTGCTTTATTCTTGTATTTTCTTGAGCAGCACGTGCACCCGTTAAGGCCCCTAAACTTGCTTGTGCAATAGTTATACCGGCTTTTTCTGAAGCTTGACCCAGAGCTATTCTTATAAACTCTGCACCTTTTTCAAAAGAATTTGTCACACCTTTAGTAAATAAATCTCGGGCTTTGACAAAAATTTCAGTATCTAAACCTTGCTGTTTATCATCGAGAATTTTTTTGCTTTCTCCAAGAAAACCTAGTTGTACATCCGCTTCTTTTCTTTGTGTTTCAGCAGTAATTACTTGAGTGCCCATTCCTCTACCTGCCATAACAGGTTTATATATATCTTTAGCGTTTTTCTTTTGTTCCGTTACTTGATCGATTCGGTCTTGAATAGCTGCAATACTTTGCGCATACGCGGAATAATCTTGCAGCGTAGTTTTAAATTCTTGTCGTATTCCAACAAATTGATTTATAAATTCTTTACCGAATTGCGCTATCTTTTTAGGATTATCTACTAAATCGTTAAAAGCAGCATTTATTTCTTGAATACTACCGCTAGATAACTTATCCATTGATAAGGATAAATCCTCTAGAGCTGCTCCCACTTTAAATAAAGGATTGCTGGAAGCTGTAGACTGAATAAACTCCTCATAAGCTTTTGTTACGCCGTCTGTAGCAGTTTTAAAATCTTGAAGCTTGCTACTAGATTCTGCTAGTTTAACGCTTAGTCCTTTTTGTGACTTTGCAAACTCTTCTTGTGTAGCCGTGCCATTTTTAAATGCCTTAGTTACGGTATCAATATCTAAACTATTTACACCTATTGCTTTCTTAAAACCTGCTTCTGCTTGCTCACCAAGACCTGCTGCACGAAATAATTGTAGTTGTGATTGTACTGTAGTTGCAAGTTTTTTAGCAGACTGTGTTGCAACATCTTGACCAAACAAACTAGCAATTCTATCTTTTGCGCGATCCCATAAACTGCTATTTAATGCTGCTAATAAATCTTTAGTAGCTTCTAACTGTGTTTCAATTGCAGTAGTTGTTGTGTTACTTGCGTTTGATAGCGCTAAAAATCCTTGTATTGAGGCTGTGGCTATTCCAGGCTGTTTTGCAAGAGCTGTTAAAGTTCTGTTTGCATTATCAACTGCATCCGAAGTAGCTTGTATTGCATTATTAAAAACACCTGCTTGTTTTTCTGTTTTTGTAAGGAAAGAATCAAGTAAAACAAAAGTTCCAATTGCCGCACCTATAGCCATACCTATATGACCGAAGGCTGAAACAAGGGAGCCAATTTTTTGCGCTGCTATGCCGACTATTGCAGTTGTGCGTGTAAATCCTGCTTGAAATGCTCCCATTTTAGGAGCAGTTGTCATCATGGCTTTACCATTCTCATCAACACCAGTCTGTATCTTTAGTAAGTTGGACCTGGCTTTAGCAATTTCTTCATTTAATTTAGCATAAGCTGCCCTAGATCCATATATTGCTTGAGTTTCTGCAACTGTGGATCTTATAGTGTCACTTGCTAGTTTATTTAACGTACGTCTTTGTATAATATCATTAGAGCCAGGTGTAGTAAATCTACCTTCTGTGCTTTTAATTATGCCTTCGGATACCTCTGAACCAGCAGCAGCAGCACTTGCACGTATTGCTTTTAATTCAGCAATATGCTTTTTAAGTCTAGCAGACTCTTCTGCATTTCGTGTAGCTAAATAGTTAGCACGACGATCTAAAGATTTTATTTCTTCAGGCGTAATAGCAAACGGGTCTTTACCTGCTAATGCAGCGTAATCCATTTTTTTAGTGTTACTAAAAGTAGCGCCTCTTTTGGATAATTCTTCAATTTTACTTAGCGTAGCTGGTAATTTCTTAAAAGCCATCTCTGCCTTAGCACCTGCTAAAGAGGCCATGTCACTTATCTTATCTTGTTGGTCTGCATACATTTTGGAGAAAATTGCTCGACTTTCGTCAGCAGTTTTCTTTAAGTTATCTCTATACTGTCCGAGTGCGGGTATAGCACTTTTAACTATTGACGTACCTATTGTAGCTAAAACCCCTAGCAATATTGTAGGGTTTTGTGATAGTATATTAACTAAAGGCGTGAGAGCTTTATTTACAATATCGAGTGCTGCAAAACTTAAGTTCTTTAAACTTGCTAATAGTTTATCATAAGGATTTGCAGGTATATCAATAGAATTAAATTTATCAATACCTTCTTTTAATACTGCATTAGCAAATGCTTGACGTCTTTCAAAATCTGATAAGCTACCAGTAGCTTTACCTATGCTTCTAGCATAGTTTTCTGTAGCAGGACCTATTTTTGTAAATAAACCAAGCTCA